GATGATTTCCATTCCAAGGTTGGAGTGGTATTCGGACGCCCCGCTGAACGCCTGCTGCGGTAGCAAGGTTTGGGTGAACCAAGGGGCCTCTACGCCGTGGAAGAACCCCATTAGTGCCCGGTAGTGGTGAACATCCCCGGTTATCACACTCATACCGAACGGGCTTGTCGAAGCGTTCCCCGTAGGCCACAAGCCGTTGTGCATGAATGACAGGGTCTTCAACATTCGTAGAACCTGGATTGGGGATTGCCCCTCAAAGATCGTTGCCGCCTTGGCCCGTGGACTCCCCATGCCTAGATGACCGGTTTCGGTCACTGGGGCGTAACCCGCCGACACACGGATTTCGTTCACAACAGCGAGTCTTTGTTCCTGGGTTAGTTGGAATCCTTTGTTGTGGAAGTCCATTGCGGCCATGATCGCCTGGTTGATGTTGTCCGGGTCCCACTTGTTGCGTGGGGAGAAGGCGGAAAGTGACGCTGCTACCTGGTGTCGTTTGAGACTGAACCTTTCAGCAATAGCGTCGATCAACTGGCTCATCTGCGGGTACCAGTTTTTCCCTGCGTCCCGGTGGCGTTGCTGAACCATGACTTCGGCCTGGCCGTCGACCAGCGCCAACAAAGACATGATCATCTCTGGGACTACCGTGTCCAAATCCAATCTGGACATGGCATCGTCCAAACCGTCCGGGTCCAGAATCCGGTTTCCTTCCACATTCACATAACGGGAAGTGGGAAGGAACTGGCCGTGGCGTTCTCTTGATCCGATGATGCGCCCGTCTTCTGTTTCGTAGAAAGCCGACCAGGCCATCGTCGGGTCTAGTTGCAGATCCGGGGCGCTGTACCGGCCTACCATGGAAGCCAGTTGCGCTATTTGACGTTGAGCAACCGCACTGTCCTTTGCGGCCTTTGCCATGTATTCGGTTGTACCACCGAAGTTGAACAGATCCCCCAGGCTCAACAGGGCCCCGGTCTGTTTCAGTTCCCTCCCAGCCAACAGGCCCATGTCCATGGCTTGCACGAACGTAGACAGCCCGTACAAAGAAGCCTCAAAGAGGTCCTTGTCCATTCCCGACGACCACGTTTCGGTCGCTGTAGCAATCGGGTCGTACAGTTCCGCCAGGTCTGTCCCAGCCCCCTGGTAACTTTCCGGCGTGAACCCCCCCAAAGAAATAATGTGTCTCCCCACCCCAAGTACGAAATCTGTGAACGCAGCCCTGCTGCCAGTACCAGGACCCATGTCGTCCATAGCGCCGCTGACCGCTTCCGGGGCGTAATACTCGTTGCCGTCGATGTCAGTTTTCAGTGCGCCGGTTTCCGCCCACAGGGCTTCCGTCAACGCTTCCATCGTCGGAGCCGTCGCTACCCGCCGCCACCTTTGAGCGCCCAGGCCATGAACAAACGCCAAGCGTTCATCCGTGTCCCGGTATATCGAACCGGACACCTTGGTTGCGGCTAAACGCCGGGCCTCCTCCAAGCCGGGCAACTCCATCCTTACGGCGGCTTGGGCCATCTCGCCCTGGGCGTAAATCTCCTCTACCTGCTGCTTGTACCGTTCCCGAAGGCCGGTGTAGGCCTGCCTGCCGAAATGGGCCCCAGCGCCCACGAACCCCAGGCCTGCGAAAATCGCCAGGCCCCGCTCCAACGGGTCCATGTCATTGCTCGGGTCGGTGCCCTGGCGGAGATCCATGTAGTCCCCAACTACCGGGGTGAACTCCACCGCTGTCCGGGCTGCGTCTTGCAGGCTAAGTTGGCTGGCGTCGCCGCCTGCCATCCACTGCGGCATGAACATGGAGATCGTGTTGTAAATCCCCTCTATGGGGTCACGACCGTAGGTCTCCAGCAGTGTTTCCCTGTCCGGGAGTTCCTGGACAGGTTCTGCTGGGTCTACCTCAACATGCTCAGGAGCGTGAGGCATCTAGCATCATCTCCAGCATGATCCCTGCCCATTCCCGGGTCTCAGGAGAAACCTCTTTGCTGGTCTGGAGAGCATCCAATAGAGCGATCCGTGCCTGGGAAATGTTCGCAACCGACGGCTGGGCAGGCCCATCTGGCTGACCGGTGACCATCGGGCGGGACCCGGGGTGCATGAGAGCGTCGGGTACCCCTGTCGGTCCTGCCGGGGTCGGCGGGGCGATGGAGGCTGGTACAGGGCGTGCGGCCCGGGACCGTCCTGGCGGGGGAGCCTGCTGGGGGCCACCGGGACCCTGCCCGGACGGCAACTCCTTCTTCAGCCGTTCAACCTCAGCCTTCTCCCCGTATGTGCCGCCCTCTGGTTTGTTCAGCGACTGGTTCTGGGTTGGCGTCTTGTCAAGAGAGGTGGGATCAGCCACGGACTTCCGCTCCGATCATTCCGCCTGGGCCTGCCGGTACGCCCATGCGGGCGAGAAGGTTCGACCCTTCCGGCGGCTGTGGTGGGCCAGGTCCCAACATTGGCTGGCCACCAGGGCCACCCGGACCACCCGGACCGCCTGGGCCTCCCGGACCCATGGGGGCTCCTGCCTGGAGACCAGGTCCAGCCATCGACGGAAGCATCTGAGCCATCTGTTCCTCCTGTGGTTCCACGACCCACTTCTCAAACAGGTCGAACAGGTCGTCGCCCTGCAAGCGGGCCCGGGCGATTTCCACCAGGGCCGAATCGGGGATCGCTCCCTGTTCCAAACCCTGAAGCAGTTTCGCCAGGGCCATGGCACGGAACTTCTCCGTGTCGATCCTGGCCTGTTCCCTGGCCACATCGGTGAGCCCGTCCAGGTTCTCCTGCACGAACTCTTTGGACACGAACTCGTTCTGGCTGTATTGGATGTGGAGGACCGCCGACTGGGCCGGGTCTCTGCCCATGCCCAGGCCGTACTCCACCCGCAACCGGTTGTCCATGTCGATGTCTTTGACGGGGTTGTATTCCTCCAGGAACTCCTGGTTGCGGAGGATGCCGCCAGCGGTCTTCTCGCCGGGGAAATATTCCTTGTCGACCATGCAGGCGATCCGCAGAGCCTTCTCCAGTTTCGATTGGAGGATCTGGTGGTAGGTGCGGATAGCGGTGTTCATCATCCCCACGGATGACTCCAGGAACTTCGCTGATGCGATGGCCTGGTCGATTTCGCCGGGACGGGACTTGGGCCAACGGCCACCCAGGTGGATGCCTTCCATCAACTGGGCCATGTCGGCCTGGACGTTCAGCGACGAAACCGCTGGGGGGACACGACCGATAGCGCCCTGGGGCCCCAACTCAATGTACGCCCCACCGCCGTAGGGCATCTCTCCGATCAGATCCTTCACGAAGATGTCTGAGTAGACGGCCTGGTCTGCGTAGTCCAACACCATCGACATCAACCGAATGTGAGCCTCCAGGAGGCCTACTACCTGGTCGAACTGGCCACGAAACTCACCGTCCAAGGTGATCCTTGACCCGATGACGATGGGGCATACCCCCACAGAGTTTGGGATCCGTTCCAGTTCGACCGGGTAGAGCGCATAGTCGCCGGAACTAAAGCGGTGGAAGGTGTCATGGTTGCCCTGGTACATGCCGCACAGTAGATATTCATGCTCGTCGTAGTATTCGACCAGCACAACCTTGGTGTTTTCGTCCACTTCGCCCAAACCGTTGTTCCCAACGAACTCGCTGAGAATGATCTGGTAATCCGGCGGTAACTGCGAATAGTAGACCTCCCTTCCGAACATCACCTTGCGGACAGCGTCACCTGGGCGGAACCCTGGCTCCGGGTAACAAGTTCGGGGGTCCCGGCGTTCAATCAGCGGCATCCGCTGCTCAAAGTCGGGGCTGACCGACCAGACGCTGTACCCGTAAGCGGCCATATCCATGACGGCCCGGGGGATCAGCAGGTCGATACCGTTGGCCTGCATGTACGAAGTAGCGACCCGCTCCATGCGGGTGGCCGTCTTCTTCGATGTTTGGGTCGCCTTGGCTGGCTGCACCCGAATGGTTGGGATCACCGACGCTGCTTCAGCGGTGTCCTCCAATGCGACCTGAATCATGTTCGGTGAACGTGAAGTCACGTTCTCCTCGTCCGGGTCGAACTCATCGAAATCGCCCTTGACGGTGCGGTCGATAACGTCGATCCTCAGATCACGTTCCGTGTACCGCTGCCGCCAGGCGCTATACATGCTGGGGAGTTTGTCAACTTCCAGCATTAGCCCTCTGTCCCTCCGCTAACTCCAACAGGTGGCGTTCCACCTGTGACAAGGGTCGACCGTTCCGGGCGGCAAACGCCCGGTCCCGTATCTCATCCTCCGTGGCTTCTCTGGGAGCAGTGAAATACAAAGGGTCTCCGTTGTCCGAATAGGTGCCGCAGACGATTTCTCCGTCAGCGACTGTCTCCTGGGCCTTCTTGAAAGCCCGGGCGTTCTTGTAATCTCTAAACATTATCCCTCAAGTGTCCATAATGAAAGTGTCACCGATCCGACACGAAGCCTTCGACGTTGACAAACTCCGGGCCCCGGTCCTCCTCATGCTCCTCAACCTCAGCGTGGGGTAGCGGCGTGGACAAAGTCGACCGGCGGTAGCCCCACTGGCCACGGGTCATGTGACCTGCCCGCTGGTCTTTCATTTCGACCCTCCGAACGCCCTGTCCCTGGAAATCGACAATGTGTCGACGGCGACGGACACGGGCCGGGACCTTCATCCGCTCGTTGAACAGAGGTAGGTGAGCCCGGTCCAGCAGGTCCCGGCACCCCAGGTCCGCAAACCAAGTTGACATAACTCTGTCAGAAAGCATCCCCATGGGGAAAGCGACGAACTCCTCAATCACCGGTTGGAACATCTTGCAGGTAGGGGCGTTACCCCACGGGATGGAGAACATCTCCGCTGTCATCAGCGGGGCCAGGGACTCCACGCCGAACTGGGGGTCCCACTTGTTCTTGTGCGTGGTGTGTGGTACGACCCGGACCCCTTTCTTGGCGAGGTACTGGATGATCTCCGTGTTGTATTGCACCAACTGGGACTGCAACCCGTTGTTCTCCACCCTCCACTCAAACAGCGGGTACTTCTCAGTCCACGAAATGATCTGATCCTTCATTTGGGGGGCTTTCATCGACTTGACCGCTACCTGGTCAACCAGGAAACGCTTCCCGGTCTTCAGATCCACGCCAATCAGCGAAAAAGCGGTATATCCCGAATCCTTGTTTCCGCCCGCCGGGTCCAAACCGGCGATCAGCCGCCAATCGGACTCGTAGTGCCCAATCGTGCGAGAGGTGTCTTTGCACACATCCAGCATTTCATGGGTGAACGACGCCCCCAGGCCGGGGATGTCGACGTTCTGGTACACCAACTGGAAGTCGGCGGGCCGCATCTCCGACCGGTGGATCAGCGCCTGGTCATACGGGAAATGGTCCGGCCACAGAACCTCCTCGTTCGTGTCGTCCTGGATGCAGGAGTACCGCAACACCTTGTAGCCGGGCCTGTTGGACAGCGTCGAATAGATGTCGCCGGGGGACACCCTTGTTCCAACCCAGATCGCCTTGCCCTTCTTCCCGATTCGGGACAGGGCCTCCTTGTCGATCCACTCCAACATGCCCGCTACCCGGTCGGGGTTGCGCTGGTTGTCCAGGGTGGCGACATCGTCAAACTTGATGATGTCAGCACGGCGGCCGTAAATCTGAGCGCCGACACCCAACACCTGAACGGTCGGGTCCTTCTCAGCGGTTTGGCGGCCAGCGACATAGATCGCTTCCTGGTTCCACACCGACTGCGACCCTTCAGGCTTGAACGGCCCCCAGTCTTCAATCAGGTTGCCCCCGGCCCCCTCATACAGGTCCGGGTTGCACAGCAGTTCGTTGATCGAATGCAGGAACGTCCGGGCGAACGGCAAAGACTTCGACACGATCAGTGTCCGAAGGTTCGGGTTCTTCACCAGCGAATAGATGGTGTCCTTCACCGTGACGTTCGTGGACTTGGAGTGATACGGAGGAAGGTTGATCAGCACCCGGTGGGCGTCGCCGTGGCAGGCCTCCGCCATGTCCCGGTGAAAGTCCGGCATCTCATGGTGCTTGTCACAGTCGGGGCAAATCCAATGCCCGAAGTACCGCTGGTCGAACTCCTCAAAGGTCCCGACCCGGCGTTTCTCGTTCAGGCCCAGAGGCGAAATGTTGATACGGGCCTTAGCAGCATCCACCTGGGCGTCCCGTTCCTCCCGGGCTATCTTCACCTTCTTG